ACTTGCTATTCATTGATGAACTTGTGGACGCAGGTATGGACATATCCGGTGTTGAGAGTTCGATGGCAGTGTTGAAAGACATGAGCAGAACACAGAAGAAGAACATATTCCTGATATCACACAAAGATGAATTGGTAAGCAGAGTGAACTCTGTACTAAAAGTGGTAAAAGAAAATGGTTTTACCAACTATGCCAATGATGTTGACATAATTGTTTAATTTTTATGTTGACAAAACCACTTCTTACGTGCTTTAATTACACTAACGTTAATTAATGTTATCGTACGACAATAAAGGAAGGACGTAAATTATGTCAAATGAAACACATGATGCTATAATGACAGCAATACAAACTTACTCAGAAGAGAATGGCAAGTTTGTTGAAAAAGGTGTTAAGGCTTCGGCAACTAGAGCCAGAAAAGCATTAGCAGAATTATCAAAGCTCATTAAGGCAAGAAGAAAAGAGATTCAGGAAGTTAAGAACGCGGCTAAGAAAGCGGCGTAATCAATTAATTGAATTGCAGTTCAACCCCTGGCTTTCACGAGTCGGGGGTTTTTTATGACTTGAGGATTCCTTTGCCGTGTACCCTCACACGGATATGACCATTGTAATAATCGTTTGATTCCAGAACCTTACGTGCGAACTGTTCACGTGCTTCGATGTAGGATAATTCTGCTTTGGACTTGCAGAAGAACAGTATTTCTCTTCGAAATTTGTCTTTGCCAAGTCTGTTGACATCTATCGTCAGATCATCGCTGGAACCATAGTAGTCCTGCCAATCAGAATTCACCTTGTACCTGCGTTTGTTCTTTCTGCCCTTGAGTGGTGGCCTGGACCTTTTGAACTTTGCCAACTTCTTGCCGATGTACATCCTGCCGTTGGTTGTATTTGTGATCAGATAGACAAATCCTATCACATCTTCTGGTATTTTGGTAATCTCATTTCCTTGATAAGTCCAGTGCATGTCGGTATTTAAAGCCAAAAATTGTTGGGCGTGATATTTCACACGCCCTGTGTTAATGTTAATCTTCGTTAACAAGAAATTCACCTAGCACCGCTTTATAATGGGTAGGTAAAGTTTCATAGTGAACAAGAATATTAAGCATATCTCGTAGGTATTGCCTTTCTTTTATAAGATTTAAAATACCTTCGCCTCTTTGTTCGATCCCGTCGCTAGAATTGTCTCTCCTGTACGGAATCTGCTTGTTTTTTATTTGTTCTCTGAGTGATTTAAGTGTTTTACTTTTGCTTTTCATCACAATCTCCTTATTGTTATTTTTAGGTTATTGTGCTGAAAGAAGGTTGAGTTAAAGAGTCTTCCTCTATGGCCTTGATCTTTTTGTTTATTTGTTTAATGTCTGTCACGGCAGACAAATTGCGTGATGCCTTCTGTTGCACTAAAGATCAAAGTTACTTATTGTCTATATTCCTAGTGTGCGTATTTCTTGGATAGCACTCCAATACTTTGTCCAAAATTTCTTTCCCTTAGTTTTAGACTTGGCGGTGTTGGCATTTCTCCTTGCTTTTACAATTTTATATTTCAAACGATCAGGAGCCTTTAAGAACAATTCTGTCATTTCAGAGGAAAACTTAAAAATATCACATACCTTAATCCATTTTCTCTGACCTGGTGTAATTATCAATGTTGGTCTTTCTACGGTAATGTCTGGCATCTCGACTTGCATTATGTCATAAAAACGGTATGCGTCTTTCCCCCAAATTAATTTTACTTCTTCTGGTTTAGCAAGATATTTTACGTGTAGATCGCCTGACTCGCCTCCTGGGGTAGTGTTTAGACCACTTTTATTTGTTTGGTCCAAAAAAATACAATAACTTTCCATTAACAACGCTTCAATCATATTAAGATTCTTTGCTAATACCTTTGGCCTTATTTTTTTTTGGTCTTTGGAGCCACGCCAGGCTTTATGGAATTTGTCAAATTTTTGATTGTCAACATATCCTATCGCGTTCTGGTAATGTTGTCTATGCCTATTTTCAATAGACTGCCCGGTGTATCCATAGTATCTTTTACCATCAATATCATAGCAATATACTTTACAATATGGACGACTCAGATCTTTCTTGACATCTTTCATAATAGTATAATATAACAGTGATAGACTAATTGTCAAGCACACACAAAAACACAATTTTAGGCACAAATAATAGATTAGGTTAGCAGGCCATTTTGGTAATACTGCGGAGTAAGGTTTTTGCGAATCAAATGCTCAAGTCTCAATATCTATTTTGAGCAGTCACCAAGAGTAACACAGCATTAACTACCTGTGCTATAAAGGGTAAGACGGATTTGACACATCTAAATGAAGGGGCTCTGAGAATAAGCAACCCTAGGTAGATATAAAATTATTATACAAAGGTTATATCTACTCGCGTTTGATAGAATGAGTGAACGGGTACAGCCAAACCGCCCGGCCGTAATTAGGTAACGATGTATGATGACTGCGAACTCACCACAGGGTTCAAAAAGCATTCGGCTAGAAATAGCCGAATTGTGACTGCTCATCTACCACAGGGGACGCATAAATGCGTCATTTGTTTTTACAACTGCGTAAGTTAAAAAAGAAACGAGCGTAAGCGAAGTTTCAGATGGCGTAAGCCGTCTCTGACAGTCCATTAAGTACTAACAATGGAACTACTATTCGATCACACTCTGGGCAAACAGGAACAGCAGGACCTCGTGATATGCAGGCCCATGGCCATAGTGGACCCAGACGAGGAGTGCGAGGCCATAGACCGTGGATGGCTGGCGCTGGACCACCCCGTGATGGGCAAGGAGGTGTTCTACCAGAGCCGTAGCACACGGATAGACCTTGATCTCTACAGGCCCAGGTACAAGTCACATCAGCACAAGGGCGACAACATAGGCTACAAGATAATCGACGCCAGCGAGATGGTGAAACTGCTGGCACTGCCACACATCTACAAGCAGTACATGAAGAGGAAAAATTTTGGCGCGGACTACGACCCGTTCGCACACTACCATGCACGTGACCAGTTCATGGTGTTCTACGTGGGCACCGCGGACAACATAGTGGGATTCACCAAGCAGAAGCGATACAGGTACCAGGAGGACAACTACTCCACCATCGACAACTACGACTCCAGGGATCTGGCCGGGGTGGAGAGCGTGATACACGCCAACACCATTCCCATATCAGACATCACCCTGGACATGGAGATCGAGTGGGCCACTAACAACTACGTGAGGTACTTCTACATGGGATCCGGCTACGAGCTGAGCTCGGAGTACAAGGCCAACTACCGTGGCTTCCAGTGGTGGACGGGCACGGAGTGGAGCACCAACAAGAAGGAATACCGTAAACTGTGTAGGAGGGACTCTAGGATCAACTCCCTGCGGGATCTCGGAAACCTTTCACTGATCGCAGATAACTCTTAGACCAGTTCTTGTAGTAAGGTCCCTTCTCCAGCATACGTGAATACCTGTTGAGTTTGCTCAGTCGCTGGGCCAGGAACAGTATGTAGTGACCGTTGTTAAGCCTCACGCTCTTGACCTTCTCCGCTATCTCTGGGTGGTCCTCCAGCACCACTATGTCACTGGGCATCAGTGCCTCGTTGAGCCTGTCCGCTATCTCCACTGTTTGTTCAGCTGTGTACTGGTCCGGCTCCGCTATCAGGATCAGCACGTCCTTCTTGTCGAAGTCGAACTCCCAGATGTGTGTGAATATTGTGCCGAACTCGCCTATGCCATCCAACTCCAGGAACTTCACCTTGCCATCCACGATGGCCTTCTGGGCGTACGGGCATGGTGGTAGGTCACCAAATATGGGATTGGGTTTGGTTACGAAATTACTGATCCAGCTCTTGATCTTCTGTGTCGGTGTCTGTTTCTTGCGTGGAGTCTTCATATATGCCTTTGATCTTATTTAGAGCCTCTTCGAGCAATTTCTCTTTCGTCTCGAGTTTGGCCTCCAGCTCGGCCATCTTCTTGTTCTGCTCACCTATCTTATGGCCCATGCTCTGCACGTCGTTTGTGGCGTGTTCGAGCTTGATCATTATCTGGCGCATACGAGACTCTTTGGTCTTGCACTTGGCCAGGGCATCATCTCGGTCCTGTGTGAGTTCCTTGATGTTTTCCTTGAGTTCTCGAACTAGATCTCGTTCTGACATAATGTTCTGTAATTATCTGCTGTTTCAAACACCATAATAGTATACTATATCTTAGAAGAAAGGCTGACCGGTTTTCTTGGTAGTTTCCATGTTTTCTTTTACCAAGTTTGCTATTATCTCACGTTCTGTGGGTGAAAGTGCTGACGCCTCCGAGTAGGAAAGTCCGCCCCGCATGTACCAACATATCTTCATGAGTTCGTGTTTCAATTCCTTCTGGCCACTTTCCATGTCCTTTAAGGTCTTAATGATGTCAGATTCCGTTTGTGAAAGCAAGGTTATACGAAAAAATTTGAGGTATCAAATGTCACCGGTACCTCATACGAAACCGGAGCACCTTTCTTGATCTGTTCTTCTGTCGCCTTCATTTTCAGTGGCTTAACCGCACCCTGCCCACGCAGTGCAATTAACTTGTTCTCGATCTCTTTGATCAATGTAGCGTTTGCGTTGTCTACAAATTCCTTGATGTGTGCAGAATCATTTATCTCTGTGCCGTCTGGCATTGTGATCATGTTAATATTTTTAAGAAGTATGCTGGCATTGAGATCTGTCAACGACTTAAATGCTTCATTGAATCTAGATGCTTTGTCCTCGTCTGGTAGTTGTGAATCCTGTATCGCACTGTACATTTTCTGCTGTTGAAAAGTCTGTAAGGATGTGGAAGTCATGTCTTTGTAAGTTAGTGGCCTTACTGTTATTTTCAATCCGTCTTTCAATGTAATGTGTCCGTCCACTTTGGTTGCTCTAAGCTCGTCTAGTATTGCAGGCAGATTGACTGCGTGTGCCACTGTTTCTTTTGCTCCAGGAACTGTGAAATTTATCTCCATGGTCTCACCATATGTAGCGATCCTTATAGCAACAAGTATGGTGTCAAGATCATAACTTTTGATTTCCCATGCGTCCTTGATATTTGGCACACAGCTCTGTATCACATCAACCACGCCCTGGCCGTTCATTAATGCGTCTGGCGTTTTAAATCTAATCTCATCCTTGGCAGTCATGGGCATCACGCCCAACTCACCTGTCTCAGACGGAGTAACCACGTGTGGTGGATAGTTTGTGCCCGACGGCAACGTAACGTATATGGATGCCTGTCTGAAATACTTGTTTAATGGATTGCTATTTTCTGTCATTTTTTTATTCTATAAATATACACTAACAGCGTATAAGTGTCAATATTTATATGCGTATAAAAAGGTGCGAAATAAAGTCAAATGGCAAGTATAGAGCAGATCATAAAGGATCTAGAAGATATAAGAGATAGCGGTGGAGCCGGATCTACTGGTGGCGGGACAGCGGCATCTAGAAGAACAGCGGCACTACAAGCCAAAGAGGCTATTACAAACTCCAAGGAATTTAATAAAAACACTAAACAAAGATTGGACTTGGAAATCAAGGCCCTACGTATAGCACAGAATCAATACAAACTTGATGAAAAAGAATATAAGGTTATCGGCCAGCAAATTAAAACAAGAGAGAAACAGATCGAGACCAATGAAAAATTCAATGAAATAACCAAAAAAGTTGGACAATCTTTTGTAGGACTGGGCAAGGCGGCATTCGAGGGACAAGGGTCAATTAGTGCATTCACAGACAACATCAAAGGTTTAGGAATATTAGGTAATAGACTAGATGTTAACATAGAAACATTCAGACAACTTTCACAGTCAGGTGCTAACTTTGGTAAGTCCATAGTTGACCTTAGGGTGGCGGCCGGGGAAGCGGCACTGCCTTTAGATGACTTTGCAAGTCTTGTCGCAAACAACTCACAAAATTTGGCCGCACTGTTTGGAAGCACAACACAAGGTGCAAAAAGAATTGCTGAGCTTGGCAGGATAACAAGAGAAGTAGGAATCGAAAGACTGGCTCCGTTGGGACTCACTGTAGATGAAATCAACGAGACTCTATTATTAAATTTAGATTCACAGAGAAGAACAGGCATATTAGGCAGACTGACAGATGAACAAAGGACAGAAAGCGCCATTAATTTTGCAGAACAATTAGACAGATTGGCAAAACTGACAGGTCAACAGAGAGACGAATTAAGATCACAGATAGAACAGCAAAAATCAAACGAAAGATTCCAAGCGGCATTACAAGGTCAAACAGATGAGACACGTCAAAGACTACAAGCATTCGCAGGAACAGTCGCAGGTATATCACCAGAACTGGCAGAAGGATTCCAAGACTTGATAGCCAACGCAGGTGTTCCGGTAACCGAATCAGCATTGGCGCTTGTACAAAACATACCAGGAGCGAGAGATGTAATCAACGATTTAATTTCTGGAGTAGTTTCCAGCGAAGACGCATTGGTAAGGATTAGAGATATATCCGCAGGAAGTGTAGATAGATTTAGACAGGCAACTGTCACAGGACAGGTTGAATTCTTAAGATTACAAGGTGGGATAATTGAGCTTGGCCGAAGAGTAACAGACTCGGGTGCGGTATTTGACGAACAACGAGAATCAGCAACCAGTTTGGTCAAAAATCTCACAACATTCGAACAAGCAACTAAAGTTCTATCGAGTCAATTCCAAGGCATTGAGACAGCACTATTAAAATCTTTCGGTCCAGCACTGGGAGGACTTGTGGGAGGCATTCAAACTATATTTGGCGCCGGCGGTGCTGTCGCAAAAGCATTGGCAGGTGCTCCGGCACTGACAGCCTCTTTGATTGGTACGGCTTTAATAGGTAAAGTTTTATTTGGGCCAGCCATGCAGATATTAACAACAGCCAAGGGTGTCGCCATGGGTATAAACATGTCCAAGGGTGGATCAATGTTTGGTGGAATGGGAGCCACAATGGGAAAAGCACTTGGCAAGGGCGGCACAGGCCGAGGTGGAGCATTTGGAAATTTTGCAAGGACCGGAATTGGCCGAGGAGTTGGTGCCGTTGGATTGGGGGCGAATGCCTTAACTGCATTTACAAGTCTGACCGATGATGACAAAACAAATGATGCGTCGGGAATTGGTACAATAGCAGGATCAGTTTTAGGTGGAGCATTAGGATTACTCGCTGGACCGGGCGGAGCATTACTAGGAGCATCACTAGGCGGAATGGCCGGAGGAGCAATAGGCGGAATGTTTGGTGGAGGCAAACAGTACGGTGGCGGCATGGATGCTGGTAAAACTTACCTCGTTGGTGAGCGAGGACCAGAAATGATAACCTCGGGTACAACAGGAACCGTGACTGCAAATCAAGATCTTAAGGAAACATTTGATACCACTGCTTTGGAGTCAAAAATGGCGGCTATGAGCACTGAACTCAACAATGCAAATAAGTCTCTTGCATCTATGGTAAACGGCGTAAATACACTTGTTGCAGTCGAATCCAGGGCCTTGAAAGCAGTTGAAACAACGGCTAGAAAAGATCGTAATCAGGTCGGGCTTGTTTAGGTTGCTAAATGTATAAAAAAAGTGTAATATAAAGCATGGCTTGGAAAAAATATTTTAAAGACGCTAACCTTTCGCCAATATCCGGTGAGAAAGTACCTAACTTCGCAAAAAGGAACTACAGTTCTTACTTGCCAGACGTGTACACAGGACACCCCAACAGGATACAGAGGTACTTCCAGTATGACCAGATGGATTCAGATTCTGAAATCAATGCGGCACTGGACATACTCGCAGAATTTTCAACACAGAAGAACACAGAGAATGAAACTCCATTTGATCTTGTGTTCAAGGATGAGACCACAGAACACGAAGTAAAACTTCTTAAGAAGGCTTTGCAACAATGGACCAAGTCAAACAAATTCAATAAGAGAATCTTTAGGATATTCAGAAATGCACTAAAATACGGAGACTGTTTCTTTGTGAGAGATCCAGAAACACAGAAATGGTTGTATGTGGACAACGCAAAAGTTGACAGGATCGTTGTAAATGAATCAGAGGGCAAAAAACCAGAGCAGTATGTTATCAGAGACATCAATCCAAACCTGCAGAGATTGAGTGCAACACAGATTACACCCAACCAAACTTACGGTGGCGGTGGAACCACAGGGGGTGGTACAGCGGCATACGGTTCAAGTTATGCAAACGCAGGTGCAACAAATAACATGTCTGGTTTTGCAGGCGGAATGTCAGGTGGAAGATTCTACAAGACAATGAATGCCTACAACATCAACGCAGAACACGTGATACACATGTCCATGTCGGACGGTTTAGACAACTTGTTCCCGTTCGGACAGTCTGTTTTAGAACAAGTGTTCAAGGTTTACAAGCAAAAAGAATTGTTAGAAGATGCAATCATAATTTACAGGGTTCAGAGAGCACCAGAAAGAAGAGTGTTCTATATTGACGTGGGTAACATGCCTACACACTTGGCTATGCAATTTGTTGAGAGAGTTAAGAACGAGATAAACCAAAGAAGAATTCCAAGTGCATCTGGTGGTGCAAACTTTATTGATGCAACATATAATCCAATGTCAATCAATGAAGATTACTTCTTCCCACAAACAGCAGAAGGTAGGGGATCAAAAGTTGACACGCTTCCAGGTGGTACAAACTTAGGAGAGATAGACGACTTACGATTCTTTACAAACAAATTGTTTAGAGGTTTAAGGATTCCAAGTTCATACCTGCCAACAGGTGCAGAAGATGGACAGCAACAGTACAACGACGGAAGGGTCGGTACTGCTTACATACAGGAACTGAGATTCAACAAATATTGTGCCAGATTGCAAAGCATGTTGGCGGAAACTTTTGATGAAGAATTCAAATTATGGATTAAAACAAAAGGCTACAACATTGACAACTCAATGTTTGAGATAAAATTGAATCCACCGCAGAACTTTGCACAATACAGGCAGACTGAGATGGATCAAGCAAGAGTAAACACATTTACAGCAGTTGCGGAACTGCCTTACCTGAGTAAAAGATTTGCACTGAAGAGATATCTCGGCCTAACTGAAGAAGAAATGGCTAGAAATGCAGATCTATGGGCAGAAGAAAATAACATTCCACAGAAAAAACAGACTAAAAATGCACAACTGCGGACAGGTGGAATAACACAGTCAGGCATCGCTGGAGATCTTGATCAATTCGAAGAACCAACAGCAAGTCCAGACGCACCAGAACCAGGATCACCACAACCAGGACAACCAGGACAAACGCCAGGTGGACAAACTCCAGGCGGTACAGGTGGTGGCGGAACGGTATAAGGGTAAATACTGATATGAAACTAAATGAATTTTTCACATATGGTGCAGACGGCTTCCAACAAGACAAAACTTACGAGCCGGAACACGATATTTCAGTCTTAGATTCAGAAGACACACGAAAAACACGTTTGACACTCAAACAAATCAACTCTATGAGACTTGCATCTGAAGAACACGATGCACAGCAAAAGGAAGAAGCGGTATTTGTCCAAAAGATGTACGGACAACCTGCACAAGACGATAACTTACAGTTATAATGTCATCCATAGCATTCGTATTAGGCAACGGTGAATCACGTAGGGGGATCGAAATAAATGATCTCATACAAAAGGGCACTGTGTTTGCCTGCAATGGTGTGTATAGAACACACAGACCGCACTTCTTAGTCGCGGTAGATCCAAAGATGGTCAAAGAGATAGCCGAAACTGATTATGTAATACATAATAAAGTATGGTCAAACTATAATGCTCAATATGCCAAAATTCAAAAAGTACTAGATCATGTCAACTGGTTCAAGCCAAGCCTGGGTTGGTCAAGTGGTCCAACAGCACTTAGAATGGCGTGTGAACATGGATTCAAGGAGATCTATGTGCTTGGCTTTGATTATCAAGGACATATGCAAGAAGGCAAAAATCAACATTACAGATTCAACAATGTGTTCAAGGATACAAGGAACTATAAAAAAAGCAACGAACAGGCAACCTTCCATGGCAACTGGCTAAACCAGACAAAACGTTGTGTGCAGGATTTTCCTGATGTGCATTTTCACAGAGTCATACCAAAAGGATGGTTTGTTCCCAAAGATCTACAAGGCAAGTTCACAAAAGGCAACATAGATCATCCAACAATAGAAGAGTTTCTAGAAAAATTCAACCTAGAACTAAAAAAATAGGCAAAAAGACGCCTTTTGACGCCAATTATCACACCGTTTTTACGCTTTATTTGTAAATACAAACACTTATAAGTACAAATCGACTATTAAACAAGGAGCACGTGTAAAATGTCAAACAATAAATTTGAATCGTTATTAGAATTGCTAATAAACGAAGAAAACGATAAAGCAGAAGCTTTATTCCATGAAATCGTTGTAGAAAAATCAAGAGATATCTACGAAAATCTAGCAGACGAAGAAGTTACTGCAGAAGCGATGCATGACAAGAAAATGAAAAAAGAAGATGAAGTTACAGAAACTGAAACATCTGATGAAGAAAAAGTAGAAGAAACTGCTGAGGAAAAAGTAGAAGAAACTACAGAAGAAGCAAAAGATGAGAAAGTTGAAGAAACTTCAGAAGAGTCTAAAGAAGACCAAGTTGACGAAGTTGTTGAAATCGAAGACGAAGCAACAGAATCAGAAACAACTGAAGAAGAATCAATCGAAGAAGTAGGCGGTGACGCAACTGACGAATTGGTTAAAGACATATCAGCAGACGAAGAAGGCGCTAAAGAAATGAATATGGACATGGATA